TGGTGCTATCGTAATCAGGACATCCGGGCTGACGTGAACATAACCTTTGGGAGAGGCAAGAGTGGATGACATAGCTCAGATCTATGCATCCCTGCCGCCGCAGGAGCGGGCGCTCGCCGACTGGCAGCTCAGTTGGTGGAACACCCGCAGGCCGCACCAGCTCCCGCCGGACGGAGACTGGACCATCTGGCTGATGCTCGCCGGCCGTGGCGCCGGAAAGACGAGAACCGCCGCTGAGACGTTGGGATCGTGGGCCGCTACCCAGCCGAACACCCGCTGGCTCGTCTCCGCCCCGACCTACGGCGACCTGATCGGCGTCTGCTTCGAGGGCGAGAGTGGCCTCCTGAACTCCATCCCGCACGAGCTGATCGAGCCGACCGGGGGCGGATCCGTCTGGAACAAGTCGGACGTGGAGATCCGCCTGAAGAACGGCTCCCTGATCAAGGGAATCACGGCCGAGAAACCCGAGCGCTTCCGTGGCCCGCAGTTCCACGGCGGCTGGCTCGATGAGCTGGCGGCGTGGCAGTACGCGGTCGAGGCCTTCGACTTGCTCATGTTTGGTATGCGCCTCGGCAAGAGCCCTAAGCTCATCTGCACCACTACCCCGAAACCGAACCAGATCGTGCGCCAGCTCCTCGCTCGAGAGGGCAAGGACGTGGCCGTCACCCGCGCCACGACCTACGACAACATCGACAACCTCGCCCCGACCTTCAAAGACCAAATCCTGCGCTATGAGGGCACCACCATCGGCCGGCAGGAGATCTACGCCGAGGTGATCAATCCCGAGGAAATGGGCATTGTTCGCCGCTCGTGGATAAAAATGTGGCCGGCAGACAGGCCGCTGCCCGAGCTGGATTTTATCGTGATGAGCTTGGACACAGCCTTCACCGAAGCTACTGGCTCGACGGTTAAAGGCGACCCCGACTATTCCGCTTGCGTGGTTTGGGGCGTCTACACTGCCTCGAGCGGCAAGCGCTGCATCATCCTGCTTGATTGCTGGCAGGACCGGCTCGGGTTCCCGGAGCTGATCGACCGGACCAAACGTGAGCTGAAGGCGGTCTATGCGCCTCGAGAAAAGGCGCTGTTCAAGCCCCTGATCGGGCCTGCCTACATGGAGGACAGCGGACGGAAACCGGACGTGCTCCTCATCGAAGACAAGGGCTCCGGCATTTCGCTCAGGCAGGCGCTGTCAAAAGAGGGCATCATTGCGGCGCCATACAATCCCGGCCGGGCTAGAAAGCTTGACAGGCTTCACGCCGTCTCGCCGCTGTTTGCGGCCGGTCACATCTATGTGGTCGAGAGCGACAAGCTCGCAGGTCAGCCCAAGAGCTGGGCTCAACCACTGATTGAACAGCTCTGCACATTTTCGGGTGAAGGCTCGATACCCCACGACGACTTGATGGACGCCGCCGTGCAGGGGCTACGCTATCTGTCTGATCGTGATATGATCGCCACTACTCGGCGCGATCCCGATGCGCCGTCGTATCGCGACACACGGCCGAAGGTGAACCCCTATGCAACCTGACGATTTCGACAACGAGTCGCCCGCAGAGCGCATGAAACGTATCCAGAAAACGATGCGTTCTCCAGATGTCGAGATCGGTTCGCAGGGTCAGTTCAAGAGCATTCCCGGCGTCGGGATTGGTTACAGCGGAGTTTTAGGCGGGTCTCGGGGGCCGCTGTCGGCTATGGGGGCCGTCGCCAGCAATCCGCGGACAGATGGCGTTGGAGCCCTTGTTGGCCGCGGCGCTCTTCAAGCTGGCCCAGTCGAGTTTAACTACCAGCGAGTGCAGCCGGCGATGCGTGGCGCTCGAGCTGAGAACACGATTGGCCTCGGCGGCAAGCCGTTCGACCCTGACACGTATTTCGGTGTGCAGGCCTCTCAAGGCCCCGCAGGCCGCGGCTACGGCGTGAACATCGGCCGTGATGGGTTCAGCCTTTCCGGGCAGTACAATCCCTCCCGGCGCGACCTGTCTGGCTCTCTCGAGTATCGCCGTGAGTTTTCCGGTGGCGGCCCGGTGATGCCGAGCTTCGACCCGATGGGCGGGTTCACTGGCATGGAGGGCGTCGAGCAGGCGGCGCGTGCGCCGGGCATGTATGAGGCTTTGGCAAACCGCATGTCGAGCGCTGGTGCCACTGTAGGCGAGCCATTGCGTCAGGCAGCCAAGGGCCTCGCCGACATTCCCGGATCCGTTGGTCGCTACCTTGCTGAGACATCGCAGAAGCCGGATCCCTCGCAGCGCATCGCCGAGGACATCCGCAAGGTCGGCGGCATGTTCGTGGACGAAGCGACGAAAGGCCCGCTTGAATTTGCTAAGACGGTCGGCGGGTTCCTGCCCGTCATTGGCGAGGGCATCTCCGCCTACGACGCCACGCAGCTTTATGAGGATCTAAAGAAGGCGGAAGCCGAGGGCGACACCAAGAAGGCCGATACGCTGCGCCAGTTTTACGGCATGGCAGTAGCGGGCGCGACCCCCGGTGTGGGCATTGCGGCGCGTATCGCCGGCAAGGTCAAGCGCGGCGCCAAGGCGGCTGAAGATGCGGCGGAGGGCGCTGCGGAAGGTGCGGTCAAGCAGTCCATCTCGTCGGCCGACACGTCTCTCAATCAAGTTCCGGCTCTCTTCAAGAGCAAGTATTTTGAAACCCCGGAAGGCACCCGCAACCTCGACATTGGCGGTGGCAAGTACGACAAAGGCACCGAGTATCTGGCCGCCGAGAAGGGCGTGGACAGCTATGTTGTGGATCCGTTCAACCGGACGCCAGAGCACAACAAAATGGTGCTCGATGATTTCGCCGCGAACCCTGCGGACACCGTCACTGTCGCCAACGTGCTGAATGTGATTAAGGAGCCCGAGGCACGTCTAGGGACAATCCAACAGGCCTATGACAATCTGAAGCCCGGCGGGAAGGCCTATTTCGACATATACGAGGGCGACAAGTCAGGCGTTGGTAGAGAGACCGTCAAGGGCTGGCAGAACAACATGAAGGCGGCTGAGTTCGCCGAAGAAATCAGCTCAGTGTTCCCGGACGTTCAACGCAAAGGCACGATGCTCATTGCCACGAAGCCCCTCGATGAGGCTGTCGAGGCCGCGCCTCCCGTCGCTCCATCCGTGGCGAGCGCTGCCCCCGAGGCGTCCACGGCAATCTACCAGCCCGTCATGCAGGCCTTCGATGAGACGCCGGATCCGGCTGTCCTGCGCGATGACATTGTGGGACAGATCACCCGCTCAATTGACGAGAGCGATGGCGCGAAGGCAGCGGTTCAGAACCAGCAAGGCCTTTCGTCCATGTACATCGTGGACAGCGGCATCACCGATTTCAACAAGAAGGACAAGTTCCTTCTCGCCTCTACCAAGAACATCAACGCCGAGAAGCAGCTCGACGGCATCACTCCGCTGCTGGGTGAATTTCCCGACATGGCGCTGAACCCCGAGCAATGGGCGCAGGCGATGACCAAGGCGTGGGGATCCGACAAGGTTCTCGCGCCGCCCTATCGCTTCATGAAGGCGATGCAAGACGGCGAATACGAAAACCTTCTGCGCGGCCTGACACCCGGCCAGATCGCCGACGCTGACGCGGGCTTTGCCAACGGCAAGGAGTTCCTCCGCGCCTACGGTTCCGGCCAGATGAACGTCGAGGACACCGGCAAGCTCTTCATGTGGGGCATCCTGTCGCGCGGCGTGGATCCATTCACCCACGAGGGCCTGTTCCTCGACGCCTTCGACGGCATCGAGCAGTGGCTCAGGATGGCCGCTGACGGCCAGTTCACCAAAGAGGTGGCCGAGGGCGCTTACAAGGATTGGGCGGCCTCCGTGGCCCCCAAAGGTTCAGGGCAGGCCGGCTCTGGCGCGGTCCATAACCTGAACGCTTTTGGTCGAGACTTCCTGACCAAGATGAGCGTGCCCAACGCGGATGGCGTCACGCCGCTCCAGAAGCTTCATGATCTTATGGCCGACCCCACTAAGACGGGCCGTGAGATCCGCCGCGAATTCGCCAAGACGGGGGAAGGCGTGGGCATCGACAACAAGGTCGTGTCCTTCATCCTGCTCGCGACCGGCCGCGACGACGTGATGGTCATCGACCGCATCCAGCTCAAGAACCTGTGGGACGATGGCCGCTACGGTGACGTGAACATCTGGGACGGCGTTTCTGTCCCAACCGTGAAGCTCGCAGATGGCACCGTGAAGCGCTTTCCGCCGACCGACGAAGGCCGAGCCGCGCAGGAGGCCTTCCTTGCTGACAATCCGGGCTCAAAGCGCGAGAAGGCGGTTGTGGGCGGCACGATGCTGGCTGAGGCCACCTATGGCGCTAAGGGCATTCTCGTTTACGAGGCGCTCGAAGACGCGCTGATGAAGAACCTCGCCCCGATCTACGAACGTCTCGGGCGCCCCGAGGCCGCCACGCCGGGTCGGTTTCACTGGGAGACATGGGTAGCGCGCTCGAACCAAGAGGCCTCGCACGGCACGCTCGGTTCCATCCTGTCGAAGGCGCAGGGCGCGAACGATCCCCTCTCCGGCGTCTATTCCAAGCAGGGCGATTACCAGAAATACGCCTACGGGGCGAAATACGGCCGGGGTGTGGAAGGATCGTTCTACGATTACCCGCTCTCGACCGGCGAAGAGGTCCGCCTCACGCCACCCCAGCTTAAAGCAGCACTTGATATAGCAAAGAACCCCAAGTATGGTGTGGTCCCTCGCGGATTTAGCGTCGAGGAAACCGTTGGGAGACCGTGGTATGAAAGAGAAGGCGTCAACCGAGCCCGGCTCGATGAAATCATCCGCGCAAGCGCCAGCGGACAAGAAGTCCCTGTTCGCAAAGCTTTTGGGGGTGAGGTATCCGATGGCGCCCGAACCCGTCGAGGTGACGGAAGCTCTTCAAAAACAGTCACAGACAGCGAAAAGCTAAACTCTATCGAGCGGGCTATCGCGTCTTTCCGTGACGTTGCGGACGAGCATGGGGTTCGCAAACCCCAGCTCACAAACATTATCCTCAAAGCTACGCCAAACATGCCGAGGGAGCGCGCGGCTCTTTTTGCTGGGAACATCCTAGGTGAGGATATCCTCGACCTGAGCGAGCGCCTTGTGAGCAACCCGAAGGCAATCCCCCTTCTCAAGGGCCTCGAGGCTCAGATTAAGAAGGGAAAAACGGACAGCCTTGTGGGTGAGCTTAGGCAGGCGCTGCGTGCTCGTGCTATAAATGGTGGGTGAGGGGCTCGCCATGAACCATTACGCCAAGCAAATCGGCCTTCCTGACCAGCCCATCAAGGCTGGCGGGCAGACGTATCGGCCGAGGGAAGTGAAGGCCATTCTTGAAGAGCTGGCCCGGCTTGGCATTAATCAAGATAAGCTCATAGCGCAGATCACGCCGCATGAGGCGGCCGTCCTGAAGAGCCTCGGCGGCTCCGGCAAGATCAATCCCCGCACGGGCCTGCTGTCGTTTGATGATGACGGCGGCGGTGGTGACAGTGGGGGCGGTGGCGAAGGCGGCAGCGAAGGCGGCGAAGGTAGCGCATCATCTGGAGAAGGCGCTGGCGCTGACGAAGGCGGCGGCGGATGGGGCGGCTGGGGTGGCGGCTGGGGCGGATACAGCGACACCGGAGACGATGCCGGCTATACGGGTGAAGCGGGCGCAGCAATGAGCGAGGCTGCGTCTGGCTACGGATTTACCGGCACTGCTGGATCGACTGAAGGCACGACAAGCGACTCGACAGAGGGCGGCACGACCGACGGAACGACCGCCGGCGGCCCCACTGAAGGCGGACCTACTGAGGGTGAGCCTACGTCAGGAGCGCCATCTGAGGACATTCTGCCCGGTCAGCAGACGTTCAACGCCATCATGGATTCAGTCCTGAACTCCATGTTGGCTGGCAGGCAAGCCGCTGAAGCGACCGCCGAAGACGTGCAGGGCGGGTTCCAAGGCAAATCATCTCCGTCTGCCAACCTAGCTGCGGCCCTAGCGGCCGAGGAAGCGGCGCTATCAGCGCAAACCCCGGCGTCTCCGTCTGCTCCTGCTGCGACCTCTCCCGGCAGCGGCGGCCTAATGTCCGGTGACAGCCTCTATTCTACGTCTCCGGGCCTGACCGCCGCCAGCCCCGGCGCAGAAGCCTACAGCGCTTCTCTTAGCACCTCGGCTAACACTCAGGGCTCACGCGGTGGCGAGGGCGACCGTGGGGATCAAAGCGTTGCAGGAGCTGTGACCGATACAGCCCCGACCACAGAGGCCAGATCTGAAGAGCCCGGATCGACAGCTCAGACGCAAACGTCGGCCGAAGCTCCGACCACCGAGGTCACATCCCCTGTCACCGAGCAGCCCTCTGTCGCCGCTGTGCTGGAAGATCTTGCACGGGATGATTTCCGTCCCGATGGCCTCGATCAGCCTGTGATCATGCCCGACATGGCAGCCGCCATTCCCGCCACAGATCTTGTTGCATTGCTATCGAATGCCGCTGAAGTGGCGGCAGAAGAGAAGAAGCAGCAGCAGAACCTTGTGGCGGACGCCATCCGCCGGCAGAGAAACTATCTTCTCGGCCAGCAGAATTACGCCAACGGCGGACTAGTGGATCCGACTCGCCCTACGCAGGCATTTACCGATGGCGCATTTACGCCGGGATATGTTGCTGCGCCGCCGGCACTGACCGGGTACGAGGCGTTTGGCTCTGACAACTACCACGCTTCGCCCCTTGCCCCCGCTCCGGCCGCTTCCGTCCCGACGCTAGGCATGGGATATCCCTTGTCTATGTACATGAACAAGAATGCCGGTCCTGTGGCGTCCCCCGTACCGCAGAATCCGAATGTCGCGGCCTCGACGGGCCCCGGCCCGCTTTCTCAATTGGGGTAGGAGAACGACATGGATTACTCTCAAATTGTCAAAGACTTGTATCTAAACAAGTTTGGCCGACCGGCTGACGTAGGCGGCCTCGATTATTGGAGCAACATGCTGAGCACGGGGCAGATCGCTCCGGCAGATCTTGCCCAGATCTTCGCTGACACCCAAGAAGGTGTGAGCTATGCCGGCAACCAGAACTTCGTGAAAGACACCTACATGGGTCAAACCGGCCGGCCATATGATGAGCCCGGTCTGAAGTTTTGGGCTGACAAGTTGCAGTCGGGTGAAATCACGCGGGATCAGCTCGGCGATGCGTTTAGCGCTACGCCCGAAGGTCAGATATACAATCTCTATCAAAAAGAGTTTTATCGTTCGAGCGCCGAAGATCCGGGAAGCGCTTTCTGGCTTGGTCGCCTGAATGAGGGCGCAAGCTATGATGAGGTTGCTAAGGCTCTTGCTGAATCGCCAGAGGCTCGCGTTCAGGACGCCTATCAAAAGCTATTCGGCCGGGTTGGTGAGCAGGAAGGCGTGAAGTCTTGGATGGAATCTCTGTCCTCTCAAAACCTGTCTCAGGCAGATCTTGAGAAGGCAATGATTGACGCTTCCAAAAAGTATAATGAGCCGGTGATAGATCAGGCGGCTCTTGATGCTTACAATGCAGCCAACGCCGCAAAGGGAATGCAGAGAACCTTTACGCCTGCCGAAATGGATCAGTATTTCACCTACGGTCAGCGCCCAGAACATCGATTCTATTCCACGCGCACCTGATAGAAGAGAAGAACGATGGAAGAAGAGAACGAGAAGCTGCAAGGCGTGGAAGCTGAGCTCGATGAGGACATGCCGGATGTCATCGAGAACGAAGATGGCTCCGCTACCGTCATCATGGACGATCCGGTCATTGCTGAGAATGCTGAGTTCTACATGAACCTCGCAGAGGATATGCCCTCTGGGGAAATGCAGGAAATAGCAAATACGCTCATTGAATTTATCGAGCGCGACAAGCAGGCCAGAACGCTTCGCGACAAACAGTATGAGGAAGGACTGAGGCGCACGGGCCTCGGCGAAGACGCTCCCGGAGGCGCTCAGTTCCAAGGCGCGTCCAAGGTTGTGCATCCCATGCTGACCGAGGCTTGCGTCGATTTCTCGTCTCGCGTGACGAAAGAGCTCTTGCCGCCGAATGGCCCCGTTAAGGAGTACATTCCCGGCGAAGTGACGCAGGAGAAGCTTGAAAAGGCTCTCCGCAAGAAAAAGTTTATGAACTGGCAGTTGACCGAGCAGATGGTCGAGTTCCGTCCTGAGATGGAGCAGACCACGACGCAGATACCGCTCGGTGGCGTGCAGTATACGAAACTCTATTGGGATGAGCAGAAGGATCGTCCGATCTTCATGTTCGTCCCCATTGATGACATTTATCTGCCCTATAGCGCGACGAGCTTCTATAGCGCTGAGCGCAAGACCCATGTCCAACGCCTTACAAAGCTAGAGTTTGAAAAGCGCGTCAATGCTGGCATGTATCGCCAGATTGAGCTGACTTCTCCTAATGAGCCAGAGCAGTCTGCACCTGCAAAGGCAAACGACAAGATCGAGGGAAAAGAGCAGACCTCGTACAACGAGGACGGTCTGCGGACCCTCTTCGAGGTCGCCTGCTACCTCGACTTCGAGGAGAATTTTGGGCTCGCGCCATACCTTGTGACGATTGATGAGAGCAGCCGTCAGGTTCTCTCGGTCTATCGCAACTGGGACGAAGATGACGATAAGCAGGAAGAGCTGATCCACATCATCGAGTGGCCTTTCGTTCCGTGGCGCGGCGCGTATCCGATTGGCCTGCCGCATATGATCGGCTCGCTGTCAGCGGCAGCCACAGGTGCTCTGCGCGCGCTTCTCGACAGCGCCCACATCAACAACTTCCCCGGCATGTTGAAGCTCAAGGGAGGTTCTCGTGGCGGCCAGTCTGACCGGATCGAGCCGACGCAGGTCACTGAGATCGAGGGCGGCGTCGGCGTTGATGACGTTCGCAAAATTGCGATGGCGGTTCCGTTCAATCCGCCGAATGGAGTTCTGTATCAGTTGTTGGGTTTTGTGACGGATGCCGCCAAGGGCGTTGTCCGCACCACGTTTGAGGATCTCAAGCAGGCAAGCCCGCAGCAGCCAGTAGGAACGACGCTGGCGCTTATCGAGCAGGGCATGACCGTGTTCTCGGCCATTCATGCCCGCCTCCACAATTCGATGCAGATGACGTTGCGCGTACTGCATCGACTCAATGCCAAGCACCTGACCGACGATTACATCAAGCGTGCGACGGGCGAGCTTATCGCTAGAGCTGAAGATTTCCGTGGTCCGCTCGATGTCATCCCGGTGTCGGACCCCAACATCTTCTCCGAGGCGCAGCGCTTCGCTCAGGTGCAGGCGGTTGCTCAGCGCTCTGCCGCGATGCCGCAACTTTATGACCAAAGGGCAGTTGAGGAGCTGTTCCTCGAGCGTTTGAAGATCCCAAATGCTAAGGAGCTTCTGGTCAAAAAGCCCGAGCCTATCGAGCTCAACGCGGTGAACGAAAACCTCGCGCTGACGCTCGGTAAGCCCGTCGCGGCCTTCCCGTTGCAGGACCATCTGGCACATCTTCAGGTTCATCTTGATTACCTGAGCTCGCCAATCTTTGGCTCCAATCCGCTGATCGCTCCGGTTTATATCCCCGGCGTCCTTCAGCATATCAAGGAGCACATGGTCTACTGGTACTCCACATTCCTGTATGAGCAGGCAAGCGCGGCGACCGGAGTTCCGCTGGATCAGTTCTTGAGCGGCAAAGATCCTGAGATTTCCGCTGAGGTTGATCGAACGCTTGCTATGGCGTCCCAGAGATACATGCCGGACATCTCGGCGACGTTTCAGGGTCTGCCGCCGATTATCATGCAGGCCCAGCAACTGTTGCAACAGTTCAAGCCCCCGCAGCCGAGCGATCCGGCGCAGGTTCTCATGGCTGAAACGCAGCGCAAGGCGCAGGCTGATCAGGCTAAAGCGCAGGCTGATCAGGCTCGTCTTGGTCTCGAGCAGGCTAAGGTTGCCTCTGAGGCTGAGATTGAGAATAGGCGAATGGAGCTCGAGCGTCTGCGTATTCAGCGCGAAATGGAGCTCGACGCCATCAAGCGGCAGGAACGCGAGATGGAGCTCGAGGCCCGTTTGGCTATGAACCGCGAGGACAACATGACCGCCAAGGAGCTTGCCGTGTTTGAGGCCGAACAGGGCATCAAGACTCCGTATTCAACAGGCCGAGGCATCAACCCCAACCCGTGAGGATTGAAAATGGACAACAGCATGATCCCCCAGCACAAGCGCCTCGCGATGGGGCTGTCGGTCAACAATGAGCCGGCCGGCGCGAGCAAGAAGATGATCGGCGACAACGTGAAGCCGCACGCTCCCTACGGGATCCATAAAAATCTCAAGGGAAACACCGACCGTCGCCCGCAGTCAGGATTAAAATCCTTTGATGGGAATAAATGACTGCTTGACAGGATGGGGATATGATTGAAATCGTAATAAAGAGGCTACTAGAGGAAAAAAGTCTTGTAGCCCATGAGACCTTAGAGAAGCCCGGCGACGGCTCATCGTTTGAGTTTGGACGCCGGGCTGGCATGTACGCAGGCTTAAACCGTGCGATGGAGATCATCGACGAGGTTCTGGCCGGCGATGAAGAGGAAGAGGGGCATGACAGTAAACGTCGCGCTGGAGAATGGTGGAAACGCCAGCGTCTCCGAGAATAATAATAGGTTCCCGAGCATCATCATCCCCGAGCCTGTCTCGGACAAGCTGACCGATCAGGATATCGCGGACATGTTCCCCGATGTCCGACCCAATATCCGACCGTTTGGATCTCGCGTTCTCGTGCAGATCCGCCGGCCCCGCAGTCACAGCCGGGGCGGCATCGAGTTTCTTGACTCAACCAAACAGACTGAGTTGGACAACACCTGTGTTGCCAAGGTTCTGTCTATTGGACCCCTTGCATACAAAAATCGCAACACGATGGAGCCGTGGGCCGAGGGCCAGTGGTGCGCTCCGGGCGCTTTTGTCTACGTTCCCAAATACGGCGGCGTGCGCTGGGAGAAGGATGCCCCTGAGACCAAGGGCTATCACGACAAGGTCCAGTTTGCGATTTTCGATGATCTGAACATTATCGGCGAGGTTGAAGTGCCCGCCGAAATGAAAGCTCATATCTAAGGGGCTAGGCTATGAACAGCACCGAAAAAGCGCAGCAGCAAGAAGCTGAAAATGAAGAACAGTATGAAATCATTGAAGATTCTGACCTAGAAGCGAAACAGGCTGAGGCTCAGGCTCAAGATGATAGCGACGATTCGGAGGACGATGAGCGTCTTTCCGACAGTCGCACGATGGAAGAAGACGCCCGCCGTGAGGCCAAGCGCGCCGAGCGCCAGCGTCGGAAACAGAACCAGAAGTTCGCCCGCGATAAGACGCGGGAGGAAATGCAGTGGCTGATTCAGCAAAATCAGGTTCTGCAACAGCGTCTTCAGGCGATTGAGGACCAGACTGTCAACTTCACCCGCGGAAATATCGATCAGAGCTATAATCAGGCTCTGATGGGCGTCCGCAGCGCAGAGCAGGCTCTCGCAAAGGCCATCGAAATTGGCGATGGGGCAAAGGTTCCTGAGCTTCTACGGCAAAGGGATCACGCTCTCGCCAAGGCAGCGGAGATCAACCGGGCGAAGCAGAAGCTATCTGAGGCTCCGGTTGCCCCGCCGCCCGCTCCGTCCATCGTTGACATGAAGGCGCAGAGCTGGGCTGCCGAAAACTCTTGGTTCAAGCCGAATGGCTCTGATCCCGACTCTGACGTGGTTCGCTCGATTGACGCTGGCTTGATGCGCGAGGGCCTGAACCCGGCGACAGACGAGTATTGGGACGAGCTCAACAAGCGGATTGCCAAGTATCTTCCGCATCGTTTTGCAGAAGACACTGATTCAGACTATACTGAGCCCCGAACAGGGAGGCGTGGCCCCCCGGTCGGCAGCAGTCGGCAGATTGCTCCGGGCAAAATAGGAGTTCACCTGAATGAGGGCCGAGTGCAGGCCCTTAAAGAGTCAGGTGCATGGGATGACCCAGTCAGACGGAAGCAGATGATCAAATACTTCCATGAGTGGGATAAGCAGAATAAGGCAGCGCGCTGAAGAGGAGCGAGCGATGAGCATGACTAGCGATGAACGGTTGAAGAAGCTTTCTGACCCTGCACGTCGTAGCCGCGCGATGGATGATCGCCGCGTTACTGAGAGCCGCGAGCTCTCCGACGATGACCGAGTTCAGATGTTTCGTGACTCGTTTTATCAAAGCGCACTGCCGGATCTGCCTGAGATCCCCGGCTACCATGTGTGCTGGCTGACCACGACCAATCCGCGTGATTCTGTTCAGGGTCGATTCCGGCTCGGCTACGAGCCTATCAAGCCTGAAGAGGTTCCGGGTTGGGAATACGCGACGATCAAGACCGGCGAATACGCTGGCTTGGTTGGTGTCAACGAGATGATCGCGGCGAAACTGCCGCTTCGTCTGTATCAACGTCTTATGCGAGAGGCGCATCACGACGCGCCGCTGCGAGAGGAAGAGCGGATGATCTCGGACAATGACATGATGGCTGACCGCGCCCGTGGATCGAAGTCCAGACTGGTAGAAGAGGACGGCATTTCTAGCTTGCGTGAAGAAGCGCCTGATCCTGTCTTTCATGGCAGGTGAGGGATTTCTCAACCTAGCAGAAGGAATCGAGAATGTCCTCGACCAATGCTCCCTTCGGCCTTCGCACGGCGTATAGCCCCTCGGGCACGATCCGTGAAATGGCCGGCAC